CGTCGCTTGAAATAGGTGGGCTCGATGGCGGATAAACCGAGGGTGCGCGTTGCAGCGCATCACGTCGCGCAATCCGCGATCGCAGCGAATTTCGTCGACGGCTTCGAAAACGTCGTCGCCAACATCGCGACCGAGAAGGACAAGACCTTCGGGATTGAGTTCTCGACGATCCTGTTCAACCCGCGCGCGATCGAAGCGATGTACCGCTCGACGTGGCTCGGCCGGAAGATCGTCGACATCCCGGTCGAAGACATGACTCGCGCCTGGCGCCGGTTCGACGTCGACGACGCGATCCGGACGAAGATCGAGGCCGCGGAAAAGAAGTTCGACCTGAAGGAAACGGTGCGCGAGGCGCTACGCGTCGCCCGCCTGTTCGGCTCCGGCGCGATCATCATCGGCGCCAAGCAGGGACAGGAAGACCCCAGCAAGCCGCTCGACATCGACGCGATGAAGCCGGGCGATCTCAAGTACCTGCATGTGGCCTTCGCGCCGTTCCTGTCGATCTACCAGTGGGAAGACGACGTCGACCAGGAAGGCTTCGGCAAGCCCAAGCTGTACCACTACAGCCCGTTCTATCACCGCCTTGGCGGCGGCATGATCCAGCTGCACGCCTCGCGCGTCATCCCGTTCTCCGGCGTCAAGCTGCCGCCCTACGCCTCGCTCGCCGGCAACGCCTGGGGCGATAGCATCTTCCAGTCGATCTACCAGGTGGTCACGACCGCCTCCGGGATCACGGCGGTCATCGCCTCGCTGATCAACGAGACGAAGGTGGACGTCTTCAAGGTCCAGAATCTCGCGTCCTACCTGGCGAACGCGACGGGCGAACAGAAGATCATCAAGCGCTTCCAACTCGCCAATATGTTCAAGAGCATCAACAACGCCTTGGTGCTCGACGCGCAGGAAGACTACGACCAGAAGCAGATCAATTTCGGCGGGATTTCCGACGTCCATCTGCGGATCATGCAGGAATGCGCCGGCGCCGCCGACATCCCGGTTACGCGCTTGCTCGGCCAGTCGCCGGCGGGCATGTCGGCCACCGGGGAATCCGATCTCCGGAACTATTACGACGGCATCGGCGCGAAGCAGGAAAACGACCTTCGCCCCAGGCTCGACGTGCTCGACCGCGTCATCTTCGCGTCCGAGGGGATCGAGATTCCCGAAGGCGAGGTCTACAAGTATAATTCGCTCTGGCAGGAGACGCCGACCGTCAAGGCGGATGTCGCGCTGAAGAAAGCGCAGGCGACGCAGGTCTACGCCAACGCCGGTCTTATCGACACCGAAGTGCTCGGCAAGGCGGTCCTGTCGCAGCTGCAGGCGGATCAGACCTATCCCGGTCTCGACGACGCCGTGAAGGAATCGAAGACGGAAGGCCTGCCCGATCCGGATCAGATCGCCGAACAGCAGGCCGCGGCCGCTGCGGCGGCCGGCGGGAAGGACCAGGAAGACGGCACGCCGCCGGGCGCCAAGAAGCCCGACGCGAAGCCCGTGAAGGACGCCGCGCCGCGGACGCTCTACGTCTGCCGGCCGGTCCTGAATGCGGCCGAGATCATCGCCTGGGCGAAGCGCCAAGGCTTCAAGTCGACGCTCGCCGCCGACGATCTCCATGTGACCGTCGCGTTCTCGCGCCAGCCGGTCGACTGGATGGCGATCGACGGCAACGCTGCGGACGAAGTGAAGGTTCAAGCGGGCGGGCCGCGCCTGGTCGAGACGCTGGGGCAGGGCGCGGTCGCGCTTCTCTTCAAAAGCTGGGAACTGGCTTGGCGCTGGCGCGACATCAAGGACATCGGCGCGTCATGGGACTGGCCGACTTACCAGCCCCACATCACGATCACCTACGAGCCCGGCGACGTCGATCTCTCCAAGGTCGAGCCGTATCAGGGCGAGATCGTGCTGGGGCCGGAGCGGTTCGAAGAGATCGAGGACAGCCCATGACGTTCCGGACATGGCTTGCTCGCAAACTCTGCCCCGATCTGGCCCTAGACGCCGACGCGGCATGGCGGATGCGCTGCGAACTACAGACGGACGTCCAGTGGTTGCACGAATTCCCTGACGTGCGAGACGAGTTGCAACGGCTGATCTCGCTTGACAGAAGCTATACCGGGAAGCCGGTCCATCCCCAGGTTGTCCCCTTCAGCTACGACATCGGCAGCTTCCGGGAGGCACTTCGCCGTCGGCGTGACTCGCGAGCCGCCTAAATGCGGCACGATCTCGCCGCCTCGCTGCGCGCCGCCGGCGTCAATCGGGATGTCACGCTGGCCCCGATGCAGACGCCGCCGGCCTTGGCGCCGGAGCTCGAGCGCGCTTTCCGGCGCGTGCTGGCCGAAGGCTACGAGCACCGCGCGGCCATCCTGTTCGATGCCCGCCGCGTCCGCGCCGGCCTGATCGGCGACGCCGACGGCTTCACCTTCCCGTTCGAAGCCATGCGCGGCGCCTTCGTGCGATCGCTGGGCGCGCTGCGCAACGTGCTCGCCCGGATCATGGGGATTTGGTCGCTGCGTCACACCGCGACCTGGACGACTACGGTCGAGCAAGCAGTCGGCAAGGGCGCCGCTGTCCCGCTCGGACAGACGGAGCAGGCGGTTCAACTCGCAGTCCAGCGCAGCATGGCGCTGATCCGGGGCGTCACCGACGAGATCGTCAAGCGCGCGGAAGCGACGCTGACCGACATGATCGTCAAGCGGGCGAGCGAAGCCGAGATCGCCGACGCCTTCGACAAGGCCTTCGGCTGGGGCGCTGCGCGCTCGCGGCTGATCGCCCGGGACCAGTCTTCGAAATTTTGGGGAACGCTCAACCGCATCCGGCAGGAGCAGGCGGGCGTGACCGAGTACGAGTGGTGGACCTGCCAGGACGAACGCGTCCGCGGCAATCCGGAAGGGCTCTATCCGAAGGCGCGGCCGTCCCATTGGGACCGGCACGCGAGGATCTTCAGATGGGACCGCCCGCCGTCCGACGGCCACCCAGGCGAACCGATCATGTGCCGCTGCGTGGCACGGCCAATTCTCAGGGTTAGACGATGAGCGAGATCGAATTCTTCGAATTCGTGGACCGTGCGGCTTCGCCTGTCCGCAAGACGGGCGACGGCTATCTCGTGGCCGACGCGCGCATCGCGCGCACGGGCGTCCAGGCCTATCTCGGCTCTGAGCTCGGCAAGCCCGAAATGAAGACCGTCCGGCTCTTCCGCCCGGAAGAGGAAGTCTTCGCGGCCGACACGCTCGCCAGCTTCGCCCACCGCCCGCTGACGGACAACCATCCGCCGGAAGGCAAGGTCGATGCCGCTTCCTGGAAGAAGTATGCGGTCGGCATGACCGACGGCGGCGTCGTCCGCGACGGCGGCTTCGTTCGCGTTCCCATGATGATGACCGACGCGGCTGCGATCGCTGCGTACGAGTCCGGGAAGCGCGAACTGAGCGCCGGTTACACCGCCATCATCGATTGGACGCCCGGGGTTTCGCCAGACGGCGAGGCTTACGACGCAGTCCAGCGCCGCATCCGCGGCAACCATGTCGCCCTGGTCGATAAGGCCCGGGCCGGCCCCGACTGCCGGATCGGGGACGCAAGGCAGCATTCCCGCCGGCAAGAAAGCAAGGAACTGAAGACCATGGAACTGAGAAAGGTTCTCGTCGACGGCCTCACGATCGAAACCACCGATCAGGGGGCCGAAGCCATCGCGAAGCTGCAGAAGGTCATCGCCGACGCAGCCGTGAAGACCGAGACGTCCGTGAAGGCGCTCGAGACCGCGCTGGCCGACGCCCGCAAGGACGTCGAGAAGAAGACCGGCGAACTGGACGCGATCAAGGGCGCCCACGACGCCGAAGTGAAGGCTCTCAACGACAAGCTCGCCGCGGCTGAAGCCGGCGTCGAAGCCAAGATCGAAGAGCGCCAGGCCGTGCTCGCCGACGCCGCCCGGATCACCGGCAAGGCGATCGACGGCAAGGGCAAGACCGTCGCGGAAATCCGCCGCGCTGCGGTCGCCGTGAAGCTCGGCGACGCCAAGGCTGCGCCGTCCAACAGCGACGATTACATCGCCGCCGCGTTCGACGTGCTCGCCTCCCAGGCGCCTGCCGCCAAGAAGGACGCTCTCGGCGCCCTGATCGGCGACGGCGTCGGCCAGCGCAACACCGGCGACGTCGTCGTCGACACTGGCGACGCGCGCGCGCTGGCCGACAGCGCCTACGCCAAGATGGTGGCCCGCCTCGGCGGCGCCGTCGAAGCGAAGGCGTAACGCCCCTCCCCACGGCGGCGCCAGCCGGCGTCGCCGCCCGCAATCAACCACGAGGCCAAGGACATGCCT